AAGACGACAAAATTCAGCGTTAGTGGACAACACGATAGCAAAGATGTTTTCTCAACCCCAATGGGCGAAAATGAACAACAAAGCATATCAAAAGGTTTGCAAGGTAATAAAGAGATTTACGCTACTAAAGAAAAGATTGATGTTAAACAGTTAGTTAGCAACCTTAAAAGTTTAGATTTAGATAATAGTTATTTAGCCGATTTAACCATTATCGGCAATATGTACGGAATGACTAAGGACGTTTTAGATATTGTTTCGAAAGGTTCTACATACGAGAATAAAGAAAAAGCAATAGGGGCGTTTATTGATTATTCGATAATGCCAAAGGCACAACAACATTCTGACTTATTAGAAATTCTTTTCGATAAGCAAGAGGTCAGAGGTTCATTTAAACACTTGCCTTTTAACGCAGTATTTGAAGCTGAAAAGGTAAATAACACTAAACAAGAATTAGAGTCTTTAAAAATAGCGCAAGAATTAGGATTAGAACAATCAATTATAACCAATAAATTAAAAGAAATTTATGGATATTAAAATATTTAAAAGATTATCGGTATTGTTTATATTGCCTTTTATGTTTTTAATCGCTTGTATATCTCTGTTTATTTCAATACCAATGTGGCTATTTACAGGAAAAGAGATTTTAAACAATGTTTGCGACGGGATGTTGATTTGGGTAATTAAATATTTAAATTAATAATTATGGATATTAAAGAAATAAATAAAATGCTAGAGGATAAAGATATTTCGCCAGAAATGAAAAAAGCATTAGAACAAAGAAAAAATATTTTACTAAAAAATAAAACGGTAAAAAAATGATATACTGCAAAGAATTAAAGCAAGATTTTGACAATAAAGAAGATTTATTTAAAGCACTAGCCGAAAATGAAACTCTTATTCATACAGCTAAAAAAGGGCAGATTTACAAATCTATTGATAAAGGATTGCAAATCGTAACCGACCAAAAAGGAATTGAAAAAGCTTTAACTTCTGATGCAAACAAAGGTTTAAAATTTGATGATAATTATTATTATTTTGTTGTTAACTCTTCAAATATTTTGGATTCTCACAACGATATGCACGTAGACGGTAACTGGAAAAAAACCGTAAAAGAGCAACAAGGCAAAGTGTTTTTAGTGTTTGACCATACATTAAAACGTTCTGAAATTATTGCAATGAAAGAAGATGTTGAGCTTATGACGGCTAAAATACCGTTTTCAATGCTTGGTAAGTCTTACGAAGGGGAAACTTATTCTTTGATATATAAAGTAGCAAAATACAAAATAGCTAACAAAGAGGCTAAACAATGGCTTGAAGATGGTTATAAATTAGAGGCTAGTGTTAGGATGCAGTACATTAAGATGAGGACGGCTTTTAAATCAAATAACCCCGATTACGCTAAACAAAACGCAGTTTATGAAGAATATTACGATTTAATTTCTAATAAAGAAGATTTTGAGGAAATTATATATTTCCACGTAATAGATGAAGCTAAAAACGTTTATGAAAGTTCCTTAGTTTTATTTGGTTCAAATAGTGCTACTGGAATGATTGAACAAGAAAATAAAACGGATGCCGATATAATCACACCCGAAATAAAAGAAGAGCCGACAATGGTCACTCATGAAGTTAAAAGAAAATTAAGTGTAATTTAAAATTAAAATTTATGTTTGTTTACAAAAACACATCCGAATTGGAAGCTATGACTGCTGAGCAGTTAGACCAATACAAAACAGAATTAAAGGCGCACGAAGCCAAACAATTAGAAGGGCAAATTTCAGAAGCTGTAAAGGCTCAAATCGCCGAAGCTAACAAAAACTTAGACGATGTAATCGGGGCGGAAGTTGCTAAACAATTATTAGAAAAGGGATCTAAAGGAGAAGAAAGCGTGAAAACATTAAAAAGCGAAATCGCAGAAAACAAAGAAGCAATTACAAAAGTCGCTAAAGGAGAAACAAAGGAATCTGTTACTTTAAAAGCAATTTCAAACAGAGCTTCTATCGCCAACAACCAACAAGCAGTTGACTTAACTGGCATTGGACAATTAGCTACTAGAAAATTATCTTTATATAATATTTTTCCAAAAGTACAAGTATCTAGCTCAAACCACAACGGAACTATTCGCTACTATGATTGGGATGAGGCTACTATTGCGAGAGCGGCTGCTTCGGTTGCTGAGGGCGCTGCTTTTCCAGAGTCAACTGCTAAATTCAAAAAAGGTTCTATCGTATTAGAAAAAATAGGGGACACTTTACCAGTTACTGAAGAGTTTTTAGAAGACGAAGCAATGTTTGCGTCTGAGTTGTCTTTATTTTTAGATACTAACGTACAATTAGTAGTTGACAGCCAATTATGTAACGGGACAGGGGCATCTAACACTTTAGTAGGGTTATATCAATCGTCTCCAGCTTACACACCTGTAGCTTCTGGAATTGTTGACGCTAATATTTATGATTTAATTATAAAAGTATCTGAGGACATTACTACAGTAGGAGGTTCGAAATATATGCCTAACGCTGTTATCGCTCGTAAGTCAGTTATTAACCAAATGAAGTTAAAAAAAGACGGAGAAAACAATTATCTTTTACCTCCTTTTGTTTCTGCTGACGGTAGAAATATTGATGGTATGGTAGTTATTGAATCGAATATTGCACCAGCTAATACTTTGGTAGTTTGTGATACTCGTTACGCTAAAATTTACGAAACTGGCGGGGTTGAGTTATCTACTGGAATGGTAGGAGATCAATTCATTGAAGACGCAATGACTTTAAAAGCTCGTAAAAGATTAGCTTTCTTAATTAGAGAAGCTGACAAAGGAGGCTTCAGAAAAGTTACAAGTATTTCCGCTGCATTAGGAACTTTAGCAACTTAATATTTTAAAATATGGCAAAATCAGATAAACAAATCGAGTTTACTGCCGATTTTGAAAGTATTAAAAAAGGCGAAGTAAAAACTTTTAGTAGGGATAATGCTAACATTTTTGTTAGTGATTTGAAAGTAGCTAAATTATTCGAGGCAAAAGAAGTAAAGAAAACAACAAAAAAGTAACAAATGTATTTAATTGACAAAACATATTTTTTAAAATCTATTTCGATACCAAATATCGAAGAGCATAACTCAACTGAGTTAGTAAGTTTAAACACTTCGATTGATAGATATGTGCGTCAATTTATACAAATGACTTTAAACAATGTTTTATTTGCTGATTTAGACACAAATATCATAGACGGGGTGCTGATTAATACAGCACCTCAGAAGTGGTTAAATTTGGTAAACGGTTGTACTTACACTAAAGATGGTAAGGATTATACTTGGCAAGGTTTAAAATACGAACAAGGGCTTTATAAAGTTTCTATTCTAGCGCATTACACATACGTAAATCATTATCAAACGGATATTAATTCGCCGATGGGTCAAATAGTAGTAATACCTAAAAACGGCATTAATATTAACCCAACGCAACACTTAGTTGATGTATGGAATGAATTTGTTGAAATGTATCAAGGTATTTATTGCAATGAACCTACAAATCATTTTTATAACGGTGTTTTATTTGTTGATTATTATAATCACAATGCAAACAATGGTTACGTAAGTTACTTGCAGTTTTTAATGGATAACAAACTAGATTATACAGGCTACAACGCAAGACCTTTAAACTTTAAAAACGAGTTCGGAATATGATTGTAGCAATGGCTTTAAAAAAGGTTTTTGAGGGCAAGACTATTAAAGTAGGTCAAGACGATGTGTCTGTTCAATTTCATTTTGGTGATCAAAAAGAATTTAACTTTTGGGTAGCTGAAAAAATGAGAGGACAACAACAAAAGTACCCTCTTATATGGTATGTAATAGCGCCACACGAAAGACTTGCAAACGGTAAAATTAAAGTAGATAGTCAATTATATTTATTTTTTGGAAACAAAGAAACAAGTATGATGAATGATAAGAGATTTAATACTTCTTATTTGAACTATTTAGAACCAACTTACAAGATGGTAAACGATACTTTAAGGCAAAACCCTTACACTACT